GTAGAAACTTCAAACATAAATGTTGTTGCTAGTAATATAGGAGAGGTAAATAGTTTTGCACAAAGATATAGAGTAGGATCTAGTGATCCTACATCATCATTAGATGAAGGTGATTTAGCATATAACAGTACAGCTAATGCTCTTAAATATTATAACGGATCTTCTTGGGTAACTATAGTTGCTGGATCTTTAACAGACATAGTACAAGATGGTAGTCCACAATTAGGTGGAGACCTTGATGTTCAAACAAATTCAATAATATCTACGTCAAACAGAGATATAAATATTACACCAAATGGATCTGGTAAAGTAGTTTTAGATGGATTAAGTTATCCAACATCTGATGGTACAGCAAATCAAGCAATAACAACAGATGGTTCTGGCACCCTTACTTTTGCTACAATACAAGCAAGTGAGTTGACAAGTGCTGGAAATTTGTTTAGTAATTATAATAGTGTAAGTAGTAATGCTACTTCTACAACAGCCAGCACAAAGAATGCGTTTCTCTTTGGACCGATAACTGTAAGTGGTTCTGCTACTTGGACAATAAATGGAAATGGCACATTAGAAATTTTATAGGAGTTATAAATGGCAAGTACAGTAGCAGTAGATAAAATACAAGGAGCAAGTGGAACAACAGTAACTATACCTACTGGACATTCTTTAGTTGTAACAGATGGTATAGGTATATCAAGTTTACCAACAGTAACAGTAGCAAAAGGTGGTACAGGATCAACAAGTGCAAGTGCCGCTAGAACAGCTCTAGGTGTTGCAATAGGTAGTGATGTACAGGCATTTGATGCTGATACAGTAAAGAAAGATGAAAATAATACATTTACAAAAGCACAAAGAGGTAGCACACAAACTGCTGGATCACAAACAGGTAGTGTTACACTTGATTTTGATACTTATCAAAACTTTGTTTTAACAGCTACAGGTAATGTAACACTAGCTAATCCTAGCACAGAGTCAGTAGGACAGTCTGGTATTATAGTATTTATTCAAGATGGTACAGGAAGCAGAACATTATCATTAGGCACAGATTATGAAACTGCTGGTGGAGCTGGTTTGACTATATCAACAGCGGCAAATGCTGTAGATGTCATACCATATTTTGTTAAGGCTTCTGGGTCAATACAACTAGGAGCACCACAACTTGCATTTGCATAGGAGATATAAGTAATGCCAGTACAAGGTCAATTTTTTCAAAATCCAGGTGGTGGTGGTGGTTTCTACTCACATGAAATAGGGCAATCTGTAAAATTTAATGAAGGAGCAGGAGACTTTTTACATAGAACACCTAGTAGTGCAGGTAATAGAAGAACTTGGACCTGGAGTTGTTGGTTTAAGTATACACCAAGAGTTTATGATAGCACAGGAGGAGATGCTATCTTATTTGGAGCTGATGCTGCTAGTAGCAATTATTTTCAAATAAGGCTAAGACAAAGTAGCACACCTTATAATAGTTTAGGTATAGAAGGTAGTGGAATAGGAACAACTTCATATTCACCTTTGTTAAGAGACCCAGCTAGTTTTTATAATTTTGTATTTGCATTTGACACAACACAAGCTACAGATTCAAATAGATTTAAATTATACATAAATGGAACACAAATTACTGATTTATCAACTTCATCTTATCCAAGTCAAGATTTAGAAATGGCAGTAAATAATACTATAGAACATCAAATTGGTGAGTTACAATATGCTGGTACTACAGAGTTAGCAGGATATATGGCAGAAGTTACTTTTGTAGATGGCACAGCACTTGATGCTTCAAGTTTTGGAGAATCTAAAAATGGAGTTTGGATTCCAAAAGATACGAGTTCTCTTACCTTTGGTACAAATGGATTTTTACTCAAGTTTGAAGATGCAAGTAATTTAGGTAATGACAGTTCAGGAAATAATAATGATTTTTCAGTAACAAATATGGACCAATATAACCAAAGTCTTGATTCACCAACCTTTACAGAAAGTTAATTAATATGCCAAGTAATGGAAATTTTGCAATTCTTAATACGTTAGTTAGACCAGTTGGTGGTACATCACGCACTACCAGTAATGGTAACACAACTATATCTTCTTCTAGTGGAAGTTGGGGGACTCCTGTAACTTTAGCTGCAAATACTGGTAAATGGTATATTGAGTTTTATGTAAATGCTGGAAGTTCTGGTAGAAATGTTGGTGTAGTGCCTACTAACAGTCCAAAATATAATGATGGAGATTATTCTCAAGGTGGAGCAGGAGATTATGCTATCACCTTAAATTCAAGTGGGGCACTTTATAATAACGGAACCCAAACACAAACTGTTGCTTCTAATATGGCAACTGGTGATATTATGAGTATAGCAATGAATTTAGATGCTAGTCCAAAAACAGTTCAATTTTATAAAAATGGTTCTACAATAGGTTCAGCAGAAAATATTAACTCTAGTGCAACAGGACCTTACACATTTATGACTAAAGGTCACAACCAAAGCACAGTAACAATGAACGCAGGACAAGATTCTAGTTTTTCAGGTGCAAAAACAAGTGGCTCTGCAAATGCTGCAGATGATAACGGTTTTGGAGATTTTTATTACACTCCCCCCTCAGGATTTCTTTCAATGACAAGTGCAAACTTACCCATATCAGCAGACATAGACCCAGCACAAACTAATGATAATTATCCTGGTAAACAATTTAATGCTATAAGTTGGACTGGTGATGGTACAACTAGCAGAGCAATTACAGGATTAGGCTTTCAGCCAGATTTTATTTGGTTTAAGGATGCCACACAAGCATTTTCAAATAGATTATATGATACATCAAGAGGTATAAATTCTAATGGTGGTAAAAGATTAGCTAGTAATGCTCCTAATGAGGAAAATGATCAAACAAGTGGACAAGATATATCAGCAGTAGGAACAGATGGTTTTACTTTAGGTGCTAGTTCTGCAAATTATACTAATTATAGTTCTGATGTAAATGTTGCTTGGTGTTGGAAAGCTAATGGAGGAACAACCTCATCAAACACAGATGGTTCAACAACTACAACGGTGCAAACATCTCAAGCTGGAGGTTTTTCTATAATTCTTTATACAGGAACAGGAAGTAATGCAACTATAGGACATGGTTTATCATCAGCTCCAGAATTTATTTTAGTTAAAAGAAGAAGTTCTTCTCAAAATTGGGCAGTTTATCACGAAAGTTTGGGAAATACATATAATGGAGTTTTAAATGATACTCAAGCATGGTCTACTAGTAGTCTTTGGTGGCAAAATACAACTCCTTCTAATTCTGTTATAAGTATAGGTACTGAAGGTAGAGTTAATGGAAGTGGTCAAACTTATGTTGCATATGCGTGGCATTCAGTTGAAGGCTACAGTAAAATAGGTAAGTACGAAGGCAATGGTAATACTGATGGCACGTTTGTTTACACAGGCTTTAGACCGAAAATGATAATGATACGAAGATGGTCTGGTACTGATAGTTATTTTGTTTATGATACAGCTAGAAGCACTAGCAATGTTATGGGCAATTTTTTACAATGGAACAACACAGATGCACAAACAGGTTCAGGTTTAGTAGATTTTGTTAGCACTGGCTTTAAGTGGAGGGCTACAAGTGCTAGTCAAAACCCAAGTGGAACAACAATGATTTATGCTGCTTGGGGAGACGTTCCTGCAAAGTATGGAAATACATTTTAATAATTTAGGAGGTGAAATAATATGTGGGCTTTAATAAAGGATAATAAAATAGAGGAGATAATAGCTCGACCAAAAGATATGGTTATAGATGATGTAAGACATTCTCGAAGAATATTTACTGCATGGACTTGGGATGAACTTAATGCCATAGGTATTTATACAGTAGAACCAGGAACAAAAGGTGATGATAGGTTTGAAATTACTTCTGATGCTACTTATACATTTGATAGTTCTAATAAAAAAGTTACTACTAAATACACTACCACTGATAGAGCACTAGATGATGCAGAAGCTAAAGATGAAGATGGTAAAAATATATTAGATGTAGATGGTAACAAAGTAATTAATTATGGTTTAAAAACACTTGCTAAAAATAAAGCTAAAGAACAAGCTAATGGTTTTATAAAACGATTTAATTGGTTAGTAGAACGTAGTATTTATGATAGTAGCAAAGCTATACCTAATGCAGTTAAAACATATGTTGCAGCTATAAGAAAAGATTGTAGTGATATAGAAACTGCTATTGATAATGCGAGTGATATGACTGCATTTAAAGCATTGTATGCAAACACTTTAGATAGTGATGGTAATGTAACACAATTAAACAGAATTAACAGGTGGACAAGTGAAAGCACAGTTAAAGATTATATTAGATAAAATAAAATCTATGTTTAAAAAGAAACGTAAAAGAGGTAGACCTCGAAAGACAAGAGCATTTTAATGACTATTGATCCTTTTCTAGTTTGGAATATAGTTCTTTCTTTTATTATAGTTCCTTTTGGTTGGGCATTTGGTAAAATGTTTTCAGAAGTTAAGAGGTTGCAGTTACATCTTAATGATACACGTGAAACATATGCCACCAAATCTGAGTTAAATAACGAAGCAAGAGAAACAAAAGAAGCTATAATAAGACTTGAACAAAAACTAGATAGGATGGCAGATAGATGGTCGAGCCAGTAACAGCAGTTCTTACTGGCATAGCACTAGTAAAACAAGCAACCTCATTCATAAAAGAAAATATCAATACAGTCAATGATATATCTGGTATAGCAAAACAAATAGACCAAATGTTTGCTGGTCAACAAGAGATTAACAAAGAACGTAGCAGAGTTGCAAACAGTACAGCTAATGAGCTAGGTCTATCAAATGTTACACAAAGTATAATAGATGCCAAGTTAGCAAATGAGCAAATGCAAGAAGTAAAAAATATGATTAATCTTAGATTCGGACCGAACACTTGGGATCAGATCTTAATGGAACGTAAACGTAGAATAGAAGCAGTAAAGCAACAGAAGTTATTAATTAAGAAAAGAAAGTTAGAAAAACAAAAAGAAATGATGGATGTTGCAAAACAAGCTACAATAGGTATAAGTATAGTTTTATTAATACTAGTCTTTAGTATAATAGCTTACGTTGCTTTTGCTTCAGAAGAAGAAGAGTGTATGGAGTTTTATCCAAAGTATTATCTTGTATGTCTAAATGAAGGTAAAGAGATAGCTTTGACTGAACAATATTTAGATCGTCTTAAATACAGACAACAAAATACTTGTTGTTTATTACAAAATGAAAAGGAGTAACTATGGCACTAACAGCATTAATCGGACCAGCAACTAAACTTATTGGTAAGTTTGTAAGAGATAAAGATAAACAAGCACAACTTGCACACGAGATCTCTACTATGGCAGAGAAGCATAGTCAACAACTTATGATGCAACAGTTAGAAGTAAACAAAGCTGAAGCAAAAGGTAATTGGTTTCAATCTTCGTGGCGACCCCTTGTCGGTTGGATCTGTGCGATTTCCCTGGGAATTAATTTTATGGTCTCGCCAATTTGTGCTGGATTTGGCATTACAATACCACAAGCTGATATGAGTGTAATGATGCCACTACTTTTAGGTATGCTTGGACTTGGTGGTTTACGTTCTTTTGATAAGTTAAAGAAAACTGATACTAAAACTTTGAAAAAGTAGGTACAATCATAAGCAAAACTTTTTTACCTATACTCAGTGCTCATTTAAATGGATCGAAAAATCCCTGATTTCTGGGGTTTTCGACTAGGGATACCAACCACAACATATAGTAATATATCCACAACAATTTATTAATATTGTGTTTGTTTTTTAAAATCCCTAGTACAAATAATATATATAGTTATAGAATCCAATCAAGAAAAATGTTTTTCAGAACATTCACTTATTGTTTTTACTATACGTTCTGCTCTTGCACCTACTTGATTGTACCATTGACTGTCTTGTGCTTCTTTACCAGCAGTAACATAATCACCAACTTCGAGAGCTGCAATCATTTTTCTAAACTTACTTAGTCTAGTTATTCCCAAATTGAAAGCCATGTTGTAGAAACATAGCTTTATTGGGAGCGGAGAAATTTTTATGAATGGATAATTATTATCCACTTCTTTAATAACATCTAATATTCTTTGTCGCAACAACATTCTTGCTTCATCTTCTGATAATCCATGTTCTTCAACTTCGATTCCATATCCTACAGTATACTTACCAGCTGGACATTTATAAACTATATGTCTGCCATTATCATTCTTTACTGTACCTTCATCTTCTGCTAATTGATTTATTAGTTCCTCTATCATATCACCTCACTAATTTATATTTATCTATTGTTATTTTTCTTTGCTTTTTTCTACTAACCTTAACTTTAGAATTTTCAGATCCCCCCTTTTTTTGTGGAGGGGGTTCCGAAAATTCTAATCTCATTCCTTTTACCACTGCCTTATCGTAACAATCTTTACAATAAAACGTACCACCTTTCCATTTTACTGCGTTCTTGGTGCAATACTTACACCTCTTTTTCATACACGCTTTTCTCCAAGCATCATCAAATATACCCACC